CCATCAGACTTCTTAGCATCATTTGCTTTAGAAACGAATGCAAATTTTTCTAGAACAGTTCCTGGTGTACCAGTCCATAGTCCATCTTCATCAACTACAACAACGTGTAATTCGTCAGCAGAACCACCGATTGCACCAGCGTATGTAGAAGTAGATGGAGCTGTATCAAAACTAGACTTATAAGTCCAAGCTGCGAAAGATTCAGAATCTGCCATAGAAACTTTTAATGAGTTTCCTAGAGAACCTGGATAACGAGCTGCCCACTCTCCTGATACACCTTCACCGTCAGAGAAAGACATCAAGTAATCGTTAGTGTTATTAATCTTAACACCGCCAGTAGTAATAGTGCTTGTGAACTGAGCAGTTGTGCCAGTTGGTGGGTTAGCAATAGAAACTGTAGGAGCAGCAGAGTAACCAGTACCTGCATTGGTGATAGTTAAACCAACAATAGAAGATGCTGAAATAGTTACTGTACCAGCAACAAACCCTGCACCACCAGAAACAGTAACTGTAGGTTGAGCTGTATAACCAGTACCAGCTGTATCAATAACAATAGCAGTGATCGCACCACCAGAAACTTCAACGTGGGCTGTAGGTTGTGTACCACCAACAATTTGCGGGGCAGAGAAAGATACAGTAGATCCAGAGCTATATCCAGAACCACCTTGAGAAATAGTGATACCAGTTACACCACCACCAGAAAGGCGAGCAGTAGCAGTAGCTTGGATACCAGAAGCATCATCTGGAGCAGAAATAGAAACTGATGGAACAGAAGTGTATCCAGAACCAGCATTAACTTGAGTGAACCCAGTAACTGTACCAGTTTGAATGGCAACAGCATTGCGTTGTGTGCCAGTGTCAGCACGGCTGATCAAAAGGCTGTTTGTATAAGACAGGAAGTTCGCTGCAGTAAAAAAGGCTTGGGCATTAGCGTCTTGTGGCTTACCGAAAATACGAACTAATTCGTTTTCAGAAGTAACAGATGTAGGAGCCAAAACTGGACCCCAAGCAAACGCACCAGCAAAAGCTCCACGTGAGCTAGACACGGCTGGAACGATTGATGAAAAATCTTTTTCTACGACTGCAACGCCTGGAGATAATTGGAAAGGCATTGTAATTCTCCTTGTTAATAAGTTTTACTTTAGACAGAAAATCGTGTCTACATTTTATTTAGTTTTTACAAGTTTTCAACTCAGAAATTCACAGGGTCGGCATCGCCGTCTCCATTATCATAGAATCCGAATGGCGTCAGTTCCTCTTCGATAGCTTGCATCTGTTTCTTATACATAATCTCTCGGAGGTTTACATTATTTAGCTCTTTGAAATAAGGCTGAGTTGTAACCCAACCAAAGAGAACCAACGGCATTACCAAATCATCGTGATAACCTTCATCTGCTGCATATGAACCCTTAACCTCAATGAAAGTAGAGATCTCGGAGATCGTATCAGCATCGTTGACTATCAGCTTATTTTCTTCGACCATAGCTTTGAAGTTGTGACATCCAATGCGTTTGACCTTTTTATCAGTGTTAACACCCAGTTGAGTCTTACCTCCACCAAATCCACCACCAATATACTGTCCATTAGTGTGACGATTCACCATTAGAATGTTCTCGTATTCAAGTTCACTATAAAGGATGTGTGCAACCTGCTCACTAATGTTAGTTTCAATTAAGATATAAGCCTCATTGTATTCCTTACCAACTTTGTATAACACGTTAGGATACAGGAGAGGGCTAATCTCATTATTTCTATATTTACCGACAATACGGTAAGGCACTTCTGTGATGTCGATAATTTGGAAGGCAGAGTGGTCTCCACCAACACCCTTAGCGACGTCAGCAATAATACAATATGTATGCCCAGCAGAAGGGCGAGTGTAAATGTCCAGACCATCTTTCTGATAGATGATTGGGTCTACAGACATCTTAGCGATAACATCGGCGTTGACCAGTGTTAAGCTAGAACCCAAGAACTTACATACAACCTCTTGATTGTACTTGAGTTCACCAAGCATAGCTTTTTGTTCAGCAGCCCACTTCTCATCACGACCTGGAATTTCCCAGTAAGGAATGAATAGTGGAACGAATCCATTACGACCATTTTCAGCGTCATTCCAGAACTTCCAGAAGTGATTGTAACCGAGTGGTGTAGATGACAGAAGAATTTTTGTAGTCTGACCCGCAGAAATTGTAGGGTAAACAGACGTGAAGAACTGTTCAGCAACAGTGTTTGGAATAATCGCAGCTTCGTCAACGTACAATAAGTTAACAGACTTACCACGAATACCAGAAGCAGATGTAGCTGCAGTAAATACCTTAGATCCGTTCTCTAATTCGATGTCACCTTTGTTCCAAGTCGTGACACCTTGCTGGAGCCACATTGGAAGAGCCTCGTACATAGTCTGGTAACGATCCAAAACTTCACGTGCAGCAGTGGCTTTGTTAGCCAAGATAGCCACGTTTTTATTTGATTGGAATAGGGTGTACCAAAGAATATAAGCAGCAGACGTAGTCGTCTTACCCTGTTGACGTCCTTCCATAAGAATAACACGACGATTATTATGGATGACATTGATTTTGTTTTTCTGACAATCATATAGGGCGAACTTAATCAAGCCATGATCTAGAGAAACGATGTAGCAGTAGTTCTCAATAAAGTAGATAGGGTCTTGGGAGCATTTGATATACTCTTGGACCTGTTCAGGTGTAAACTGTACCTGAACCCCAGCTGCCTTTAAGTTTGCATTCGAATTATAATTTTCTGCCATTAAAAGTTGTTTAGCCAGTCTTCACTGGAAACTGTTGCTGTAGTTGTATCACCAGTTGCGACATAAGATCTATTCGGGTTATCAAAGTTCTCATTCTGTCCGATGTTAGCGTTAACCTGAGTGATAACATTTCTATCGGAAACTGGACCAAATAAATTCAACTTCATTTCAAAGTTCAATGTATGTGTTACGAAACGACGATCTTGGAATGCTCCATCGTATTCGTCTTCTACTTGAACACTAGTCAAAACGATAGGCACATCGTTCTGGATGCCCATATCTGGGATAGTGTTAATAGTTAGAGTGTATTCTGGGGTGAATGTAGGAAGGATCTGTTCGATAATCTGCAGTCCATCTTCCTGTGTCTTAGTTAGGATATACAAAGAAAGGTCTAGTGTATATGGAACTGGAGTATAAACAGTCGGTTGGTTTGAACCAGTGCCAGACTTAATCTGTTGCATACGATTAGTCTTACGTGCAGCATCATAACGATAACCAGTAATCTCGAATGACATTCTTGGTAAAGTCGTATATGTGTTGTTCTCTAGATTCGGATCTTGTTCTAAGCGAACAATCCACTTTTCTTTTGGAGCATATGCAAGTGGCACCTGCACACGTTGTGCAGTTGTTCCGTTAACAGAGTCACCAACTTTACGATCGATATAGATGTCGCTGAACAAACGACCAAAAGCAACTATGCTCTTGCGGATGATTCCGTGGTAGTATACATTTCCGTTAAGCATTATTGAATCTCACCGAATGGGTTAGCTTCATCGAAGTTGATAACTGTTGCAGCTTCTTCTTTGAATTTGTTGTTATCACCGAAAGAACTTGGCTTATCTACATTGGCTTGAATTTCAGTAGTAGCTTCTGCGCCTTCTCCATCACCCATGATTTCGATCAGTGGTGGTGTCTGGTATCCTGTGCCTGCATTATCGATTGTGATGCTAGTAATTTCACCATCTGTAATTACTGGTGTTAGAACAGCGCCTCTTCCAGTGCCACTTGTGATATTTACCGTAGCTGTGGTATATCCAGAACCAGCAGATGTAATATTTACGTTTGTGACTTCACCATTAGGGTTTCTAGTTGTGTTTGTATTGAATGTCTTAAGAGATTCAAACGTGTCAATAGCTGGGATACCAGTATCAATAGCTTCAGAAGCATACTGGAACAATTCAACTTGCAGCTTATAAACATATAGCTTACCGAGTTGATAGAATGGGTCTTGGTGTTGCACGAACTTAATTTCGAACAAACCTTTTGATAGTGGAAAGTAAATTAAGTCGCCTTCATTTGGACGATTCGGTAACTGAGTTACACCATAACGACCAATGAATTGTTCCCAACGACGACGAGCAACCACTAGAGTTGCAGACTGTTCGACCATAAGACCGAACTTCTGAATGAATGCGCCCTGTCCACCGAATGAATCCACATTCTCGAAATACATTTCGATAGGGAATGCAGACTTAAATTCGCTTAGACGATCTTCTCCGAGGATATTATCCTTTGACACTAATGTTCTTGGAATGTACATAACCTCGTTGCCGTACATACGCAACGATTCGATTATTAGGTCTTCTACAAGGTACTGCTCGTTACGAGTACCATGAGTGAAGTAAACATTAGTTGTTGTCATCTTAACCCATCATAAAGTTGAGTGGAGCAGACTTGTTTTGCAATTCGTCTTCTAACTGTGCAATCTCAGTAGTAGCCTCTAAGTATAACTTATCGCCATCTAGTGTAACTCCACCTGGAAGTTGGATACCAGAGAACTTCTTAATGTTGATAGCCCACTGCTTCTTAAACTGAGCAGTAACATAGCGTTTCAACCAAGCCTCATTCCAGATCTTAGACCATTGTGTTGGATCCATTGCACGATAGCATTTGATTATAACATAATCACCGAAGGCTACATCGGACTGCCAATTGATATCAAGATACATACGATCTTGTAATCTGTTAAAACGGAAATTATTCTTACCGTTTAGAGTCCAGTCTAGCAAGTCCAAGTGTTGCATAACTGTTGTGTAGTAAATGATAGATGTAGACGTTAAGTCATACAAGTCATTCAAACGCAACTGATACTGTAAGTCGAAGATGTTCTTAGATGAAGACGCTTGTCCAATAGAAAGAACATCAGTGATACCATAAACATAATCTGGGATAGTGATGTAACGATTATCGTATTCACGTGGAGTGATAGACACAGTAGTCGCTGTAACAGTAGTCCCTTGAATAGCTTCGCCAGCTTGGAATGTGCCAACGATATTTTTAACCAACAAAAGAGTGCCAGTAGAAGTGCGTTGTGACTCACGAGTGACTGTAGCAGTGGCACCAGAAGTCGCTCCAGTGATGCGTTCTTCTAGAGCGAATTGATCAGCAACCGCAGTAGTCAGAACGATCTCAGAAGCACGGATCTGTTGTTTTAGATAGACTTCTTCGATACCATCATAGTGGTATAGACGCCAGTAGTCTAGGCATTCGTCAATACGATCTTCTAGTTGATCGTCATCCACGTTAATTTCCAACACTGGAGCACCAAGTGCTCTTAAGCAGTATTGTTTTAGAGATTCTCTAGATGTTGGAATAGCCATTTATTATACCTTGAATAGAGTTACTTCACCTTTTACGGTGGATGTTCCAGAAGCAGCTGTAGCATAAACAGTCAACGTGCCACCAGAAAGAGAACCGCTAAATGTAGTATTTGTAGTGGCGCTTTGCATTTCAGTAGCAACTGTGTAGTTCTCGTTAAATGTCACATCAGTGCCATCGTGCATAAACAACATTTCCATAATTCTGTAAGCAGAACCATTAGTGACTTGGATTGTAACCTTACCAGATCTGTAAATAGAAGCGTCTGCAGTTAGAATAGCAGTAGGGTTAGTTCCATCAGTAGTAGCACTAAACGTAGCTTGTGTTCGGATAGCATCATCTAACGAAGATGTGTAAACTCTACCAACCTTAATTGGATCGTAAACAGCAGCACTGAAATCTAATGTAGAGTTTGATGGCTCTGTTGACACTCCAGAGAATAGTTTCCATACACCATCAGAAGCATCACGAACCAAACCAGTGTGTTGATATACACCATTATTAAAATGTCCAACAACACCGATGTCAGAACTATTACCAGAGTTTCCAGAACCGATATAGATTAATGGATCGTCAATCTCGTAAGTTGTGCTATTTAATGTAGTAGTCGTACCATTAACAGTTAAGTTACCAGCAACTACAATACCCTCATGAGTTATACCAAGTGCTTTTACAGAACCAGTACCAGCAGAATCTTCAACGTAAAATTCTAATTCGCCGTTAGAAGCACCAGCAGAAGTTTCTGCCAAGATGTATGTTAGTTTATCAACAGAAGTTACACCACCCAATGATGACCATGCACCAGAAGAATATCCTTCAAATGAAGAGATAGTGGTATTATAACGAACCATACCAGTCGCAGGAGAACCTGGACGTTGTAGAGAAGTGCCAACTGGCAATTTCCAGTGGCTAGTTCCAGTAGCAGCAAGAATATCTAAACCAGCTAAAGAAGTAG